AAGGCTAAAGTAATAGCCCTTGTATCTGAAGGTTGGGCTCCCCACAAAGCAATGGCTGAGGTGGGCAAGCAACCCGACACTATCCGAATCTGGATGATGCGGGATAAGAAGTTTGCCGCTGACCTAGCCCAGGCAAAGGAAGACGCTAAAGAGCGTTCCCTGACAGCCCTTGGCATAGCCCGTGAGGATATAAGTTTTCCACAGTTCTCTGAAATGTTCTTAGAGCAGAAGGTCTTCCCCCACCATCAGGATTGGATTGACCTACTTGAGGGACAGGAGCCTAGTTGGCTCCACCACAATATGATTTATGAGAAGGGCGACCCTAACCGCCTTCTTGTAAATGTGCCGCCTGAGCACGCTAAGTCCACCGTTATTACGGTGAACTACTCTACCTACCGCATCGCACTAAATCCCAATGTCAGAATCATCGTAGTTTCTAAGACGTTGGTCAAAGCACGTGAGTTCGTGTATGCCATTAAACAAAGGTTAAGCCACCCGCGCTGGTTGAAGTTGCAAACAACTTTTGGACCAGAAGGGGGATGGAAAGAAGACTCTGATACCTGGCGTGTTGATACCGTCTATCTGGGTAACGATGCTCGTGATTCATCTGAAAAAGACCCGACTATTCAGGCACTCGGTATGGGGGGTCAAATCTATGGTGCCCGTGCTGACCTGATTATTCTTGATGACTGTATAACTACAGCCAATGCTCACGAACACGAAAAGCAAATTAACTGGTTACAGAAAGAAGTTATTACCCGTCTGGGTAAGAACGGCAAGTTGCTGGTGGTAGGAACCCGAATTGCGGCAAATGATTTTTATAAAGAACTCCGTGACCCGAAGCATTGGTCAAGCGGCAAAAGCCCATTTACGTATATGGGTATGCCTGCTGTTTTACAGTATGCTGATAAGCCGAAAGACTGGACCACGCTCTGGCCTAAATCGGATGTTGCCTGGGATGGCGATGCGGACACCCCAGATGAGGAGGGACTATATCCTAAGTGGGATGGTCCGACCCTTGCACGGCGCAGAGGCGAAGTTACTCCGTCTACGTGGGCTCTTGTATATCAGCAAGAAGATATAACTGAAGATTCTATTTTCCCACCTGAGTTGGTTCAGGGTTCTGTTAATGGTATGCGTAAGAGAGGTCTGTTAAGACCTGGCGCTGCTGGACATCCAACCCAAGTTGAAGGTTATACCGTAGTTGGCTTTGACCCTGCTATGGGTGCTGGGCACGCTGCTTTCGTGGCTATGACTTATAACAGGATGGATGGAAAGATTTATATACTGGACTGCCATAATATGTCAGAGCCAAACCCACAGAAGATTAGGCAGGCAATAGAAGACTTTGTCCAGAAATACAAACCGCAAGAACTCAGAGTTGAAATCAACGCCCACCAAAAAGCCTACGCCCTCGATACAGATTTACAGCAATGGCTGGCAACTTATGGCGTTCGCCTCAATGCTCACTTCACTGGAAAAAACAAATGGGACACAAACTTTGGTGTCGCATCTATGTCAACGCTCTTCGGAACTGTCGCCAATGGTAAACACCAAAAGAACAATATTATCGAACTCCCTTCTACTGAAGGTTCTGAGGGACTTAAGGCTTTAGTACAACAACTACTTACTTGGAAGCCTGAGACTAAAGGTAAGACTGACTGCGTGATGGCTATGTGGTTTGGTGTTCTTAGATGTCGTGAGTTTATGCAACAGAACTCTGTAGTCCAAAAGTATGCCCATAATCGTTGGGCTACAAGAGCGCAGTCACAAAAACGTTATAGTGTAAATCTTGATGAGATAATTGCTGAGCAATGGCAACAAACTTATGGATAGGAATTAATGGCTAAGGTTATAAAGTCAGTTAAATATTGGATTGACTCTAGAGAGGGTGCTGGTTCGCCTATTAATAAGGACGTCAAAGAAGTCATTAAGGAGTTACCTAAGGCTCCTGGTGGAAATACTCCTCAGCAACGACCATTAGTTCCTGGTGGCATTCAAGGCGGACCACCTTTAGTTACTTCTTCTATTCCAGGTGCTATTCCTGCAAACCCTACTGGTGAAGTATTTACAAAGAGCGACCCTGCTCGTGATTTATTTAAGTTTTACAAAACTGGTGTGGATAGACCTTTGGATATGCCAGCAGAACCAATTGATTTAGAAACAATTGAAGAAAAAAAAGTAAAACCTACTGGCGCAAAAGGTTCTAAAAAAACTCAAGAACGTTTAGAAATTGCAAAAGGCGTTCGTGGTGGAACCATTGGCGGTATGACTAGAGCACCTGGTTCTAAGCCATCATTAGCAAAATCTTTGCCGATGGCTATTGAAATTGCAATGGAACGTGCTAGAAGAAGAACAGAGTTAGAAACAATTCAAGAATCTTTAAGGGATGCATTAATTGTTGAACGTGGAGAAAAAACCACTACTTATGTAAGTGACCCTAATTCACCTAAAGCAGGTGTAGTAACTAGAGATGAACAAAAAATTATTGACCGTGCTGCCCAAGCAGCAAGAGATGCTTTACTAGATAGAGATGCTGCTATTAGAGAAGCGGTAATGCTGCGTGACGTTACTACTGGAGAAGTAAATCCTTTAGCGCAATCAGTAACACAAAGTGAAGCAGACCGCCGTGCACTTGAAGGAATGAAAAAATTTGAAAAAGATATAGTTAAAGTTAAAGGCGGAAACTTTGGTAAAGGTACTCCTACAGGAGATGCCAAAGATATTGCGATGCGTAAAGTTGCAAACGCTGCAATAGTTGAATTAGTGGACATTAAGGCCCAAAAACAAATTACAAGTGCTACGCCTGGTACAATTGGAAAATCTTCAAGTGAAACAAGTTTATTACAATTAGGTCCTGCTAGCGGCAATTTATCGGGCAAAACAATTATGCTTGCTAGAAATGGTAAGTTATCTGGTAAACCATTACGCCCTGAAACAATTTCTCAAATAACCCAAGCAGCACAGGCTGGTGCAAAATTTATTGTAGGAGATATGCCTGGTGTTGATTCAGAGTTTATTAAGTTATTAAACAAACTAAATGCACCTTATAAAATTTATCATACTGGTGATAAACCAAGAATACAAAAAGTATATGACGCGCCTAAACTACCTATAGTTGGTGGCAAAGGAATGGCTGCATTTGGTGCTGTAGGTTTAGTATTAGATGCTGCTTTACTATGGAGACAATTAATACAAGAAGCAGAAATACAACGACAACAAATACAATCTGAAACTATGAACTAAGGATGGCAATGTTATCAATTGAACAAATTTCAGCACGTGTTGAAAATTTACGTCAACGTGCTGCAGAGCGCGATTCGCGCCAACAAGATGTTCTTGCTGTCCGTAAGGGACAGATTGCAACTGTATATCCAGATTTCTTTCCTGAAGGTGTAGATGCCAATGTCGTTGCAAATTTTATTGATATTGTTGCGCGAGACTTATCTGAAGTTATGGCGCCTTTGCCTTCGGTCAACTGTTCCGCTGCGAATCAAGCGAATGACCGTGCTCGTAAATTTGCTGATACACGTACCCGTATTGCTACTAATTATTTTGCTCACTCGGACTTACAAGTCCAAATGTATACAGGAGCCGATGTATACATAACATTTGGTTTCGTTCCGTTCATAGTTGAACTAGACGAAGAAGCAGGGCTGCCGCGTATCCGCATAGAAAACCCAGTGGGCGCTTACCCAGAGTTTGACCGCTATGGGCGCTGCATTGCCTTTGCAAAACGCTACTATATGGCTATAGGCGAAGTTGCCTCACAGTTCCCTGAGTATGCGAATATCCTACTTGGTAAAGAAATGTACAAGTCTGATATGACGGCACAAATTGAAATTGTTCGTTATTACGATGAAAGTCAATCTGTGCTTTATGTTCCTGAGCGCAATAACCTATTACTATCCCACGCCAAGAATCCTCTTGGCAAGATGATGGTTGTTGTTGCTAAGAGACCATCTATTGATAATGAGATGCGTGGTCAGTTTGATGACGTGCTCGGTATTCAGTTGCTTCGCAACAGGTTCGCATTACTTGCGATGGAAGCAGCAGAGAAGTCCGTGCAAGCACCAATTGTTCTACCATCGGATGTCAATGAACTTGAAATGGGTGGCGATGCTGTTATCCGCACTGCTAACCCTGCTGGTGTACGCCGTGTTGATTTAAATATTCCACCTGGAGCATTTACTGAGCAGGCTTTACTACAGCAAGAATTAAGATTAGGGACACGTTATCCAGAGGGAAGAACTGGAAACATTGATGCCAGCATCATCACAGGACAAGGTGTGCAGGCACTTATGGGAGGCTTTGACACACAGGTCAAGTCTGCTCAGGCTATCTTTGCTTCAACACTACGAGATGTTATTTCTGTTTGTTTTGAGGTTGATGAGAAATTCTTTGACTATGAGAAGACTATCCGTGGTGTAGATGCTGGTAGCCCGTATCAAATTACTTACAAGCCAAGCAAAGATATTAAAAAAGATTACTCAGCCGATGTTCGTTATGGAATGTTGGCAGGACTTAACCCAGCACAGGGTCTTATCTTTATGTTGCAAGCCCTTGGTGGCGGTTTAATTTCTACCGACCTTGCTATGCGTGAATTACCATTTGGTATTAACGTAACACAGGAACAAGAAAAAATTGAGATAGAGAATATGCGTAAGTCATTAGTGCAGTCATTGCAGGCTTACACACAGGCTATACCGCAGATGGCTGTCCAAGGCGCAGACCCATCTACAATCATTAAGAAAATTGCTGATGTAATTAAATCACGCCAGAAAGGTGTGCCAATTGAAGACGCTGTTGAAGAAGTCTTCGCTCCAGAATTACCTCCTGCTGGCGCACCACAGGTTGAGCAAATGTCCCCTGCTCCCGCTGCGCCAGCGGGAGGCGCTCCCCAACCACCTTCATTACAAACATTATTATCCAGCCTAAGCGCTGGAGGAGAAGCAAGCGCTAGCGCAAGAACTGCTATACGGAGGTAACTATGGCACCGCGGAAAAAAAAACCACAGCGCACACGTAAACCGCGTACTGTAGCAAATGAAGAATATACAGAGTTAGAAATGTATTGCATCTGGCTTAATGAATACTATAAGTCTTTACTTAAGGCAGGGTTTACCAGCGAGTTAGCGTTAAGTTTTGTAATGGAAAAATCTTCTTACCCAAGTTGGGTAGCGTATAAAGCGCCTAGCGAAGAAGAATTAAAAAAATACTTAGATGAAGAGGATGAGGACTAGTGGCAGATATTGTAGAAAAGGTGTCTGGGATTGGTTCTATGTCTGAGAGAACAGACTTAAATGTTACTCAGCAGCCAGCACGTTATATTTCTGGAATGCCATATAGCGAAGGCCAGGCTACTTACAATCAACAAACTGCTGCACCTATGGCTGCTGTTAATGATACTGCTATGGCTCCAATTACTGAGTTGCTTGCACCTACTAATCTTCCTAATCAACCCATTACTTCAGGTGCAGACTTCGGCCCAGGTTCTGGCTCAGAAGTTGTTAGTCTTCCTAAAAACACACAACCAACAGTTTTAAGTGTGTTAAGACAAATTGCACAAAATGACCCAACTGGTGAAACTGATTTAATTTTTCAATCTATGCTTGAAAGAGGTCTTGGCTAGTGCCAGAAATAATTGACCCTTCGGTAGCCGAACTTAGTCCTAATCTTTATAACGCTGCACGTATTTCTGGACTATCGCCACAATCGGCTAAGTTTCTAAATCAAATGAGCAAGCAATATAAAAAAGGTCAAAACTTATTAAAGTTAAGTGATACTGCTGCTCGTGTAAAATTTTTAGAATTAGACCCAAAGGTTCAAGAAAACATACGTTTATTTTTTCCTAATCAAAAAGTGTTTGACCCTGAAAAAAGCGCAATAAGAGAGTTTGTTGAGTTTGCCACTAAAACTACAGTTTTTGCTCCTATTAAATTAATAACAAGTCCAATTATGGCTGCGCTTGACAAATTAGAGCAATGGGAAAAAACAACTAAAACTCCTTATTCTTTAGCGCGTCAAACTCAAGAAGCAGATAAAGCAAGACAATTAAATCTACCAGTAGTTAAACGCCCAGATTTCAATCCTGGCATTATAAAAGATATTTATGATGGCAAGAATAATTGGAAGTGGGACAAAGTAGATATGTATGAAAAACGCTACGGCGTAGCGCTTACTACTTTGGCTAGAGGTATTGCTGAAGGAAGAACTGTTGGTGAGTCTATTGAGTTATTTGGTAACTCTGAAGACCCAGAAATTATGGCTGCTGTTGTATTTATGTTTGATAAGCCTACCCAGTTTAATGTTATTAAAGATGGTTTAAAAATTGATGCTCAAATTTCTCCAGGCCGTGATGCAATTGAACCGTACGGCTCAATTGGCAAAGTGGTTGAAGGTGATTACTGGCAAAGCGTAGCACAAAGATTACTTGGCACACAACCAAGAATTATTTTACCTCCAGATATATCACCTGATAGTAAGCGTGGTAAATTACTTTTGAGGCAAGAAGAATTAAAAGTTAAGAAAAGATACTCTGGCGCTATAGATGCTTTTTATACTATTTTTATAGACCCTTTAACTTATTATGGTTTAGGTCTTCCAGCGGTAGCAAAAACGCTTGCTAGGGGTGTTGGCGGTATCCGCGTTGGAGTTCGTGAAGCATTTCAACAATCAGCCTTAAAAACTAGAGGCCAACGCCTTGCCGAGCAATTTAAGTTTGTATCTGAGCGCAAAGGTGTAGATGAAGGTTATGCTTGGTTGTTTAATGAACCAGAAGTTAAAACTCTTTGGGATAACCAATTAGGACCACGGTTAAAGTCTTTATCTGAAACTGACTCTCCTTCTGCTAAAGCCTCAATTATTGAATCTATAAAATTTGATTTTCCAGATTGGTATGAAGATAAAGTTATAAAGACTTTGGTTGATAATAAAACCTTTGATGCTAAAAGCGCTCAAAAGTTTTTTACTCACGTAGATGACGCTAACCTTATGCTTAATGGAAGAGTTAACGGTATTTCATTTCGCCGCAATGGCATACCTTATGCCCGTAAAAGCAGAACTCTTACTTCTGCTATGCACCGCGTAGCCTATGCGGTTTTTAATCCTTCTAGTGAAATTGATATAACTACTAAAGCAATTTTAGAAAAAGGCGATGCAGAAGCAGCAAGGGCTTTATCTATTATTACAAAGGTTGCTGATGAAGAAAATAATCTTCTTAATCCTGCAATTAATGATTTGTTTGAGTTACAAGAAGATGTTGGTAAAGCACGTAGAATTGCTTTAAAACTAGGAACTTCTGCTAGTAGAATTCCTGGACCTATTAAATTTGGTGAGAACGCTATTGAAACAGCAGACAATATTCGTAATACTGCTAATTTAGTTTTGCCTAAGAATATTGCTAATGCTGTTACACAAATGCTTATAGACCAACCACTGGATATTCAATTAACGGCTGTTCGTAATATGCAATATGCATTTATGAAAAGATTAAATGTGCCAGAAGAAGATATTCAAAAAATTCTTCAAGATACATACAATGGTCAGGCTGGTTTTACCCCCGTTATAGATATGCCGCTTGCAGCCAACGTTGCATCTCAGATGCATCCAATGGCAGTTAGTTTTATGAACGGTACACCTACACTTGCTGCTACTGGTGCTATTGAACCATCGCAATTACGCAAAGGTATTAAGCAATTACCATTTGATTTAATTTATCAATTATCATCTAAATCTAATTTAGACAAGTTAAACAAAGCCACTCCAGCAAAAAGTTTTCTTTTGTTATTTAACGGAGCATCAAGAAGTAAAGTTGCTGGTATTTATAATACTAACTGGGCAGCGTATACATTAGCCCCACGTTTGGGTATTAGAACTAATGTTGACGAAGGTTTCTTTTACTTGATGACAAAACCGCTTACCGACATACTTGATTTTGTTGCTAGTAAATTTCAAAAAGATATTAAAGGTATGCAGGCTGTTACTGGTAGCAGCGATGCTATTGGCCCTTGGAAAGGGTCTATGTATTACCTTGCAAACAAGGCTGGTATTAAAGTAGATGGTCGCCCAATAGACCCAAGACAAATTTTAACGCAGCCACAACTTGCTAATGTTTTAGAAGAACTTAGGGCTCGTATATCCAAAGATGTTGGGTATGAAGTTCCTATGTCTGAGATACAGCCAGCATTTATTAAAGAAGCAATTATTTCCCGAGTGGAACAAATACTTAAAGTAGATAGCCCAGAATGGGATAACTGGAAACGCGTATTGCGTAACAATCCTAACTTTGCAGAGGCTATGACAGCATCTATGGGTGCTCGTGATTTAATCGCTGGCAGGATGGATAGAGATTTCTTTGACTCTGTTTTTAATGTAGACCAATTAACTTTATTTATTAAAGAATTAGGGCTAGAACGTTCAGGACTTTATACCCCTAAAGAGATAAAGAAGATGAGTGAACTAGAACTTGGTATCTCTATGTGGGATAACTTTGCTGTTCGTTTTGGTTTTAATCAAATTAAATTAATTGGCAATGATTATCTTGACCCAGTAAGTGTATTTTATAAAAATAATGGTTTAAAGAATGATGACTTTTTTGGCTCTATGAAGCCAAGCAGTAACTTTTCTAGCGCACGAACTGAACTTATGGAACAGATGGGCGCTACCTATAATGAAGCAACTGCTATGTATGACATATTGGATGCTAAGAAACTACAAGCAGCCCTATCTAACTTTGGCGAAACCGTATATTTCCGCCAGCAAAATGTATCAGACCCAGAAATAGCACGTATTTATGCAGAACGTATATTGAATGATATGCGGTTTGCTTTCCACGGTAGCGCAGACGGGTTTAATGAAGACTTATTTCAATTGATGCAAAAGAAATATGCAGAGGTTATTAAAGCGGCTAGCCGTCAAAAGAAACCAGTTGCTAACGCTTGGTCTCGTGCTGCTAATAATCTAACTTGGAAAGAATTTGATGAGGCTACTGTAGGTAAGCGTCCTTTTTCTGGATATATAAATACTCGTTTGGTAGGAAATGGAAAGGTTGTTGACTTAGATAACCTTAAAGAAGACTTAGGTACTCTTGAAAAAATCTATGCAAAATTTCCAGATATGGTTCTTGAAATGATGGACCGTCAAGTAACAGGTTTTTTCCGTTTACCAGCAATGCGTGTGGCTATTAACAAAGCCTTTGACGATTTAAAGCCTTACGAAAAAATGTTATCTGACCGTCATTATAATGCAATGTTAGAGGCTAAACCCTTTATGAAGCCTGAAAAGGCTAGAGAAAGGGCTGATGAGATGGCAGAAAAAACTGTAAGTAACATTGCGGTTAATATGGCTACTGATTCTGTGCTAGAGTTTGT